GGCAACGGGTGATGTTAAAGGTCAGGGAACGAGCCTCCACACTCACGTTCATTCTGGCGTTCAATCTGGTGGAAGCAATACGGGGCAACCAGTATGACGATTATTCACAATACGCTTTTGCTCGATCAAACAGCTTGGGATTTAGTTCTCGATGCTAATGGAAACATTGCGCTTTCCGGGAATCCCTATGCTATCGCTCAAGATGTAGCCTCGGCTACTCGAACCTTTCTCGGTGAATGCTGGTACAACACCAATTTAGGGCTTCCCTATTGGCAGGATATCCTTGGAGAATTTCCCCCCTTGTCTTACATTGCACAGCAAATGCAGAGTGAAGCTTTGCTTGTTCCTGATGTTGCTGAAGTGCAAGTAAACTTTACAAAATTCCAAAACCGATCATTGGCGGGTCAAATTGAATTCATTGATACGGATGGAGTGGCTAACAATGTCGCTTTCGGAGGCTAACAAATGACCACAAACGTTCCTGCTATCACATGGGTCAATGGAGCTCCTGTTCTTCCTACAGAACAGGCCATCCTTACAGGAGTTCAAACAGACATAAACGTTGCCTTTGGTGGTGGCGTTAACTCGCAGCTTACAACCCCACAAGGCCAACTTGCTCAATCTGAAACGGCTATCATTGGCGAAAAAAACAATGAAATCGCTTATATAGCCAATCAGGTAAATCCAGCTTTTGCCTCTGGCATTTGGCAGGATGCTATTGGTTACATTTATTTCATGACCCGCATTCAGGCAGCGGGAACCGTTGTTCAGGCAACTTGCACAGGCGCGGTGGGAACTGTCATCCCTGCTGGATCTATTGCTCAGGATACTAATGGATACCTTTACAGCCTTACGGCTTCAGTAACCATTCCAGCCAGCGGGAACATCGTTGGAACATTTCAGAACCAAACCACTGGCGCGATTGCTTGCAACGTTGGAGCATTGATTAAAATTTATACCGCTGTAGCTGGCTGGGATACGGTCTACAACTCAACGTCTGGAACGCTTGGAAATGCAGTAGAAAGTCGAGCAGCATTCGAAGCCAGAAGGCAAAACAGTGTGGCAGTGAATGCGGTTAACTCAATTCAGGCTATAGAAGCTGCAGTTCTTACTGTTCCTAACGTCTTACAGGCTGTTGTAGTTGACAACCCTAGCGGAACGGCAATTAGCTATGGATCAACGAGCTATTCAATCGCTGCTCATTCAATGGTTGTTTCGGTTGGTGGTGGTTCCTCCTCTGCTATTGCACAGGCAATCTGGAACAAAAAGCCTCCGGGTTGCGGATATAACGGGAATACAACCGTTACGGTTTATGATACGTCCTACGCAACCCCGATTGCCTATTCCGTCACTTATCTGACCCCAACTGCAACGAATTGCTATTTTGATATAGTCATTAAAAGCAATTCTTTGCTTCCATCAAACATTACTCAGCTAGTCCAAAATGCGGTTGTTGCTTCATTTAACGGCCAAGACGGGGGGCAAGCTGCTTACATTGGGCAGACTACTTATTCAGGGCGCTATTACGCCAACATCAACGCGATAAGCCCTTATGTAAATATCGAAGAAGTCTATCTTGCAGCCTACAATTCAGTAACCGCTGGATCTTTTGTTATTGGTCAGTTCTATCAAATTTTGACGCTTGGATCGACCACACAAACACAATGGAACACGATAGCAGGAACTTCCGGGGTCACTTATGCGGTGGGCTCAACATTCACCGCTGCAACTATTGGCGCAAGCTCAGGCAATGGCACAGCTCTGCAATTTGCGCTTTTGGTTGCATTCGGCATTGACCAGCTTCCAGTTCTTTCTGCTTCAAACGTAACAGTGACGCTGGTGTAATTATGCAAAACTGGGACGAGACGCTTCTTAGCCAATACTACAATTCTCCAACGATTTATTCGCTGTTGAAGTCATACAATGACGCTGTAGACCCAGCAAGTGACATCGCACAGTTTTATGCAAACATTTGGGACGTAAACACGGCTGTTGGAAGTGGTCTTGATATTTGGGGGCAGATTGTTAACGTTTCGCGGTATCTGCAAATTCCGGGCTCTCCCAATTATTTAGGCTTTGATGAAGCCTATCTTGCTCCTTATGCCAGCACAGGACCGCAACCATTTAACCAAGCTTCCTTTTATTTGGGAACAGCTCAGACTACAACTTATTATTTGTCGGATGACGTTTATAGGCGTTTGATTATGGTTAAAGCTGCCGTAAACATTAGCAACTTAGCAATTCCCAACATCAATTCCTTCCTGCAGTATTTTTTTGGAACTTCTATCAGTGGAAGTCCTTATGGGGTGGCTTATGTTGTTGATGGGTTGAACATGAGTTTGACGTATCATTTCAACTTTATACCTAATGCTTGGCAGCTTGCTATTGTGCAAAATTCAGGCGTGTTTCCAAGACCCGCTGGTGTACTCGTCAACGTCACTTATTAACAGGATCAATCATGCAAAGTACAAACATTCCTACAAAAATTCCTATTCCTTTTGCTAGTTCTGCTGGATCAAGTTACAAAAACACAATTCCAACAGCCTCCCAAATTGGAATTACTAACGGTAAAGCATCTTTGACGGATGGGTTTCCGCCTTTGACCTTTCAAGCTATTAGCTCAGGCGGTGTCCCCCCATTTGGTGCAGATTTCAACGGGATTCTTAATGAAATAACGGCAATCACACAATGGCAACAAGCCGGAGGATTTTTTGCTTATGATTCATCTTTTTCGAGCACTATAAGCGGTTATCCAAAAGGATCTATCCTTCAATCCGCTAATTTTGCTGGTCTTTGGGTCAGTACGGCTGAAAACAATACAACCAATCCTGACACGGGCGGTGCTGGCTGGACTTCTCTTGCTTTTGACGGGTCACAATCAATTTCTATTACATCCGCTGATGTAACCTTGACTCAATTGCAATCAGCTTATCCCGTGTTGATTGTTTCTGGAGCAATCACGGCTGCAAGAAGTATTATATTTCCTGCTGTTGTTGGCGAATGGATTGTTCAGAACAATACCACTGGAACCTTTACGCTTACGGCAAAAACCGCTTCTGGAACTGGTGTGACGCTGACTCAGGGTCAATCGACCTATATCTATGGTGACGGCACAAATATCGTTTTTGCTGATTCTGCAAAAGTAGCAAGTTTCAATGGAAGAGTCGGAACGGTTTCATTGACTGCAACGGACGTGACTTCTGCACTCGGATATACGCCATACAACTCAAGCAATCCTGCAGGATATTTATCTTCTGCTGTAACAACCTTTAACACAAGATCGGGCGCAGTTACGCTTACCAGCTCAGATGTAACGACCGCTCTTACTTATACGCCATACAATTCATCAAATCCTTCTGGCTATACCCAGCTTATTCAGTTTGGTTCGTCTTTATCTGCCAGTGGATATCAATACTTGCCAAATGGTGAACTCACTCAATGGGGCGTAGCAACTATTTCAAGCGCAGGAACATTTTCTTTTCCCACGACTTTTCCTAATGCTTGCCTTAGCATTGTTGCTTGCGATATTGGTTATTCTCCGTATCCAATGGGAATAAGTGCAGCTTCAACTTCTCAATATAACGCTTACACAAATGCTGGAACTGTAAAAACGTTCCATTGGATGGCTGTTGGATACTAAGGAGAACATTCATGACAAAGTATTTCGACCCAAAAAGTTCTGGGTTTTATGATTCAGAAATTTATCCAAATATCCCATCAACAGCAATTGAGATTTCTAAAGCTGAATTTATTAGCTTAATGCAATCTCAATCGAATGGTGGAGTGATTTCCGTAGACTCTAACGGTGCAGTTGTTGTAACCAACAAAGTTTTTACAAATGAAGAACTTATAAGCATATACGAAGCTGCTGCTCAAGATAATTTGGATCTTGTGGCAAAATCATGGGGCTATGATTCGCTCATTTCAGCTTCATCTTATTTGTTTTCAACGAATGCCCAATACAAAGCAGATGCTGAAGCCTTAATTGCTTGGCGTGACAGCTATTGGGCTGAAGCGTACACTATTGAGCAAGGCACTTTGCCTGATACTGCAGAAGCGTTTGTGGCTATGCTTCCAGCAGCACCTACTAAGCCAACCGTTTAAAAAGGAAAAAAATGGCACTTACAATCACAGTCGAATCAACCGTAGAAGTAGATATCATTCTTGAAGGCTTGCGTAAGCTTCCAATGGAAAAGTCTGAAATGCTGGTATATGGAATCCGTATGCAAGTCATGCAGCAAATTCAAGCTCAAGCTGCTCAAGAAGCAGCAAATGCTTCTGAGGCTGTCGAAACGCACGATGAAGGAACAAAAGAGGATTAAATATGTCACTGAAGCAACTCGTTTTGGAATTAACCACTGAAGCTCGTAAGGAATTGAAAGAGCTTATTGAATGGGTCGAAGCTGAAGAAGCAAAGCTTGTTTCCGAAGTCGCTGCAGACCTTGCAGCAAAGGCCGATGAAATCGCCAAGGAAGAGGCTCCCGCGCCTGTTGAAGCTCCNGTAGCTGAAGCAGAGCCAGCAGGAGAAGAATCCGCTCCTGCTGAATAAGGATCAACTATGAGCTGGGAGGCAACTATCGCTGCAGTATCTCTGTTCTACATGATCGTCAGTGGTGTGATTGGATGGTGGACAAAAAGCATTTCTACCAGCCAACGGACGGTATCTGACAATCAAAGCCAGTTAGCTAGAGATATGAGAAATCTGGAGCTTTTGCTTCCCAACGAATACGTTAAAAAGACAGACCTAGACCAAAGGCTCTCAAGAATGGAGCACACGCTAGACCTCATAATTACCAAGCTAGATCGGAAAGCCGACAAGGAGTAGCGATGTTCAAACGCTTATTGTCACTCTTCAAGCCCAAATCATTCGATGCTGAGCCAGTTATAGGCTCTTATTTCGACCGCCATCCAGAACACCATCCAGACAAAAAGCTCAAGGCCACCAAGCCAAAGGCAAAACTTAATCAACCAGTAGAAGCAATCAAAAAGGCAGCTCCAAAGAAAACTCCAATTAAGAAATCAACGATTAAAAAAGGTACAAAATGAACATCATAACTTCTACAGCTATTAGTTTGATTGTTAAATGGCTGTCTGATAGCCAACTTAGTAGTTCTCAAATCACTCGGGTCAAAAACCTGATTTCTGATTTAGAAGGACGTGCAATCGACTCTGTAATTAAACATCAATCCGCTGCAGATTTGGTGAAGTCTTTTGCAACCAGTCTCAGCAATACGGCGGTGGACACTATCGTTAAGCTTCTTCTTCTTGCGGTGCGAGCCAATGGCTAACTTGAACACCAATCAAGGTTTCAATGCTTACGCCATTTTAGTTCCTGCAATCGGTATTGTTTCATCAATGCAAGATGGAACGTGGAAGTGGGTTCTTCTGACTATTATTAGCCTTGTCACGGGCATTGTTGGATTCAAGACCACGGGAGATAAGGTCGAGACAATTGATCCTTCTGAAGACCTTCAAGACGTTTTGAAGGACGGAAGAAAATGAAAACCAGTCAAACTGGAATAAACCTTATTACCGAGTTCGAAGGCTGTAGAACTACGGCATATTTTGATACGGGTGGAGTCCTAACGATTGGTTATGGGCACACGGGAAAAGAACTTAAAAAAGGCATGATTTGGACAAAAGAACATTGCGTCCAGCAGCTCAGCGCAGACCTCGCCTCTCGTGAAAGCATCCTCACTCATTTCCTTGATGGCATTCTAACGACTCAGAATCAGTTCGATGCTCTTATCTGTTTAGGCTTTAACATAGGCATGGGCGCGCTGCACACGTCTGACGCTTTCAAATATCACTGCAGGGGCCAATACGACCGAGCAGCAAATGCTTTTATGAATTGGACCCACGATAACGGAAGCGTGGTTGTGGGCCTTGTCAGAAGGCGCAAGGCTGAGAAAACTCTATATGCTGCCTTATAGAAGAGGACTAGCCGTTTTTTTGTTTTTGCTGCTTTCTGGGTGCGTAAGAGTGCAGCCAGAAATCAAACCAACGGCCTCGTGCCCAAAACTGGAAATGCCTCCAGTTCCACAGAAAATGTATCTTTCTATCAACGGAGACAAAATAGAAAGCGATGCAGAAGGCGAATCATTTTTTCGATATTATGTGCGTGGACGTCAACTTCTCAAATGAGCTGTGCAAGTCATTATCTCAACTGCTACCCAACAGGGTCGGTGATCTATCTCAAATTTGATAAAGGCGCGATAGTTGGGGCTGAATGTGGTTATGACATTGAAGGGCGGTTATGACAAAACCATTTGAAGACGGGCAGGATTACGATGAAGAAAAGCATCGAGGCCCAAAATTAAAAAGGCAGCATCAAGATGGATACTGCCTAGCTTGTAACGCCCCTATAGAATTCGGATCTTTTTGTGATGATTGGTGCAAAGAAGATCACGAATTTGAACAGGAAATGAGGAAGATCATCGGAAAGCCTAAACGTTAAACAATCAGCAATCCTATGCAATCATCTAACAAATCTGCTTCTGCCGAACAATCATAAATAACCAAGTACGGAACCAAGAGGAAAGACAAAAATACCCACCGCCCTTAAAATTACCATGCCATTGATTGCATCGGCATGAGCTAATTCAACTATATTCATGATCCAGCCGATCCCGGCTCCGATCATAAAAAGAAAATACCAAACTTCATCATTCATATCTTTTCCTCTTAGTGCGCTAAAGGTGTTTTAAGCCTTTTGACGTGGTTTTTAGAATGGAGGATATACTTCTCCCCCATTTCTTCAATCATTCTTTCAGCTCGAGCTTGATGGTATTCAGGAAGCAAATCTCTTATTGCGTCCATTTTTCCGGCTCGAATCATTTGTTGAATTAAATTTTGATCATTGTTTGTCATGATGTCTCCTTTTCTTCAATGCTATGGTTAGCAATCAATTCATGCTGCCCCGGACACTTTTCATGATGCAGATCCAGAAGCTTCATGATGCTGATGTACGGCGGATAATAAACTTCAGATTCCATTTGTCGAAGTTCTCCAACTGAAAACCCAGTTTCCATTGCTACTGTCGCGTGAGTCAATCCGCTCCGGCGAAGGTTTCCAACAATCAATCTCCAGTTAATTTCATCTGGATAATTCATTCTTTTCCTCCAATCCCGTGGTGTTTTTCTGCTTGTCTCCAGCCAGCTATGAACCCATCTTCAAAATTTGTTCTGTGCCAAGAAGCCATCTTGTTGTTTTCATAATCGCAACGTCTTGCCAATGTCTCTAAGTCTTCCATCGTCATCGGCTTCCCTTCTGGCTCGGATCTGGTGTAGAGGGGAACCCACATTTGCGGATACTGTGCATTGCTTGGGATTTCTAAACAGACCATCAGCAAAGGTTGTTTTTTCCCCGTTATTGCCGTGTTCGGATGTCCCCACGCCACAGGCTTATCTGCTTCTGGCGCGGCGGGTTTGGGTGGGTTGAGGTAAATCGGCACAAGTTCGTAGTTATCCCCCCAACCAA